TGTCCTCTTAGTTAAATGGATATAATGAACATAAATATCAATCCATTGATTTAAATGCATTAAATACCAAAACATCCATCACAACAGTACTCACTTATGTACACATTATGTTAAGAATGCCCCGCACTTCAGTACGGGGCAATTTCTCTTACTCCACCCCCACTTTTTTGTTGTACTCGCGGTTAAACCGATCCACGGCAATCTTCATATCCCGCTCAACCGATTTCACCATCGCCGACTGTTGCGCCAGACTGAGAGTACTGTCGGCATAAATGGCATCACGCTGTTTACGCAAATCCTTCAGTCTCTTCCGGGTATCCTGCATAAGCCCGTTCATCGACAATTTTCCGTTGTTCTCGTCAATGAATGCCGTTCTTTCGGAACCCCTCAGGCTCTTCAGCTCTGCGTGGTACTGCACAACCTCCGTCATCCGGTCATACATCTTCTGCTGGTCAGCATACGGCATCACCTCTCCCGAAATTTTCCCCAGGAAAGGCACCTGCTGCTCCGGTATATCAATACCATTCAGCGATTTCACCGCCGCATCCGTGGTTTTGGAAATGAAGCGACCTGTACCACCAGAGATATAGTCCACCCAGTATTTCAGCGATTCCGGTGTGATATCCACCGCGCCTGAACGGTACTGGCTGCCACCTGAGAACGCATTCAGCCAGGATGCAAACGCCTTGTACGCTTCTGGCGTTGAACGTCTTCCCAGCTGGCTGTCAGGTTTTGGTGTACCAAACGGCATGTTCTCCTGGTAAATCTGCGCCCCCATGAAGTTTTCATTCATGGCAAGGTTCGCAAACGGACGCAGAATGGTCGGCGCTGCATTTTTCAGCAATGCCCCGGACAGTGTTTCCGACGTCTCACTGCCAATCGGGCTGAATGCACCAAGCACACCACCAACAACATTACCGGCAGCACGGGACGCCGTCAGGTCACCCGCCGCCACACCTTCAGCGGTATGCCCGAGCAGGAAGAAAACGTTGTACCCGTAAGGCAGAGGAATACTCCAGTACTCACCGGCTTTGCCCCCGAACATCGATTTCATAATAACGAGGTTGCGCTCTTTCACATGATCAGGCACCTTGTCATACCAGTTAACCCCGTCATCATCCTCACCCGCCACACTCCGATTAAGCGAGCCAAGCAGATAACCCGCTCCCACAGCAGCAAGCGCGATTTTCTGAGGTACATTCAGATTCTTCCAGCGAAGGCGCTCCAGTAACGGACCGTCACCATTAAGGTGCCCAAGGGTTCTCACAAGGTTTGCCGTCCCCTGAATGCTGGCGTTAGCGAACATGTACAGCGAGTTCATCAGCGCCCCCTGCTCACCACGACGGTTAAAGTTCACCGTCATGTTTTTGGCAAGAGACGCCGCCTGCTGGCGTGACAAACCGGCATCACGGGCGTGCTTATAGGCAGAAAGACGCAGTGCGTTTTCAACCGCACCGTTGGCATCCTCCACAAGGTTCAGGAACGAATTCCATGCACCGATACTCTGGCCTTTCCATCCCCCCTTCGCCAGCGATACAAGGCGATCCATTTCCTTCTGCTGGCCTTCAAGGTCACCCATGTTAAACCAGCCGGTTTTACCTCCATCCTCAACAAACTCTTTCCACACCTTCTGCCACTGTGCGCCTTTGCCCGTGAGGGTTTTACCCCGCAGACTGGCGTATACGGCTGACATGGCGGAACGGCTGTCTTTCACCACAGCCAGGGCGGATAAGTTATCCAGCCCTTTCAGTTTGCCGTCGCTCCTTCCCTGCTCCGCCTTCAGGTTCATCACCGCCGTCTGCACGTCACGGATGAAGTTACTGACCAGAAATTCCGGGTTATACGACGTGTTCACCGTTGCCAGGAAGCGGTTAACTTTCCCCAGCGTACGGATTACGGCGTTACTGGTTTCCGGCCCCATGTTCTTCATCGCACGCATCAGGCGCGGGTCATGGAGTTTGATGTAGTAAGTTTTGCCGTTCTTTTTGGTGGTGAAGTACCGGTCTGCCATCATTGCCATCGCCACCGGACGCTCGACAACTTCGCGAATGGTTTCACCAGTTTCCTGGTCCTTGCGCTCTGCAATCGCACGCATGGTATCCGGTCTGTCATCAGTGAATACCTGCCAGTAATCCTTATCGGGATTATCCTGCACCAGTTTCAGGAAGGCGTTACCCACTTCGTTTTTGCGATTGCGGATCAGCGATTCACTCAAATCCTGTATCGCCTGAGTGGAAGGAGACTGTGCGCGGGATGCACGCCCCATGGCCTGCTTACTTTCACGCCCGCCGATGGTGAAGCCCTTACCTGTACGGGGCAGTGACACCACACCGTCAACATCCTGCCCTTTCAGGGGAACGTAGTAACGGTAGGCTTTCTGCCAGGCATCCACCACGCCGCTCTCTTCCAGTCCGGCCTCACGGATAAGCTCACGGCGACGGGCCAGCATATCGTCAACAATCCCTGCCAGACGGTCATACTGTGCCTGTTTGCCGCTGTTACGCACACGCTGCATGATTTCCGCCGCCTCCGCGTTGGTCATCCCCGAACCGCCGTCCGGCATTTTCGGGTTGATTTTCGCGATATGCGCGTTACGTTCCGGTGCGTGACGGGCGTAGAGGTACTCATCCAGATCGGCCTGCGCAATTTTGTAGTCCGCCAGTAATTTAACCAGTGGCTGAACGTAACGCTCCTTCATCACGTTCAGGTCGTTTTCCGCCTTCCCGTGGAAGAGTTCTTCCGCCATATAAGCGTTGTTACTGTCGTCTATTTTTCCGCCAGTTTTACGGATATTCTCCTGAACAGCTTTCAGCACCTGGAATTTATCCTGCATCTGGCGCACAAAACGCGATGCAATTGTCTCTTCCGGCGTCAGACTGCTGGTACGGGAGTAATACGGCCCCTTGCGAATATCTTCAGGATAGAGTATTTTATCTACAGAGCCGCGATAAGAACGCTCCTCTTTGGGCAATTGGAGCCCACTGTACTGAGGGTTATCGCGGCTTAATTTCTCCTTCCGGTAAAGCGTTAATCCAGCCATTTCCATACTTTTCAGCTTTTTCCCGTTTTCCGTACCGTAAACAGATGCCACCTTGTTAATTTCCAGACGTTTATCTGTCGCCTTCATATGCACTGCCGAGACGACCGGATCACCATTTTTATCCACAGCATCAAGCAGCATCACAACCGCATTTCTTTCTGTCGCGGAACGGTAAATTGCATCCGGATTGTGCATCAGTTCCGGAAGTCTCTCGATAACATCCATTGGCACCACATGTTTCACGCCATTGGTAGCCTTCCGCACAGTGTCGCGGGAGATAACCAGCGGCAAATCTGGAGCGCCAAGGTGGCGCAATACCGGCGGCGTACGCCCGATGTTTGCAGTCATTGCACCAGAACGTAACGACTTCATCATTCTGGCAAGGTCATCACGATAACGCTCGCCCTCACCTTCCGGCACTTTGAACGGATCAGGTTTACCACTACGGGAGTACTGAGACGATGCGTCCGCGCCATCCTCACGCGGCGTGTAACCTTCCCGCACACGCTGGCCTAACGTGCGAATAGTTTCGCGAACAAGTCTGATATCGTTCAGTTCCGTCGGCTTCAGTAACCCCGTACGACGCAGTACCCCTTTGACCAGGGCAACAACACGCACCCATGCCGCCACGAATTTATTCGGCTGCTTCTCTGCCATATGCGCCAGAAATTCACCCGCCTGCACTTCCGGTGATTCCTTACCATAAGACGCATCAACCTTACGCCAGGCTTCACGGATGGTGGCGTTATCACTGTCACGGGTTTTCAGCACGGTCTTAATAATCGTCTGATATTCCGCTGGCGTGACTACATGCTCCATTGCATGGTGAATAATCTCGTGACGTAACTTCTCGCGAACGGTCCGCCCGTCAGGGATGTTATCCGCCACCAGGACAATTTCACGTTTATCCGGACGATAGAACGCGTGCACCTTGCCGTAACCGTCGAATGATTCACCCGCCAGTGCTTCAGCCTCTTTCTGTGACTTCACCACGCGGACCTTCAGGTCACTGTCCTTAATGCCACTAATCACGCCACGGGCAACAGCTTCAACCTGCGGGACCGGACTGCCTTTGGCTTCCGCACTGCGGTTAACATCCGAAATCAGATTGCCTTCAGGTGTGCGGGTCACGCCCTTACGGGAATAAAACGCAACTCCCTTGTCCGTCTCACGGGTTTTCAGTGTTCGGAACAAGTGATCGAATGCCTCACGAATACCGCCATCCAGTTCTGCATTCGTCGGATAAGCGTAGGTGTCCGGCTGTCCATGGTCATCCGCCTTACGGATATTGACCAGATAATCATTCTCCACGCCAGCCATACGCGCTTTATCCTGAACATAACGCTCAAAGGCACGCGCCGCCATTTCAACATCCGTTGACCAGTACGGTTTTGAACGAGCGCCATCCAGGAGTTCAGAACGACGCAACATGTCACTGCTGTTAATGGCTTTCATCACGCCTTTAAACGCGTCGTAAACCTCCTGACGTACCGGATATTCCGCATCAACATACCTGCCGTCTTTAAATACGCGCCCGGCACGCTGTGCTTCCGTCATATAGTCGCCACCTGACGTGATCTTCCCGTCAGTGGAAACATCATAACGACCAAAATAATTATCCAGTGAATGGAACCATTCGTGGGCCAGCGCCCCCGGTCCGTTACCTTTTGTCAGGTTGATTGCCACCTCACCCGGCTCATAGTGTGCCGCCGCCTTACCCTTACCACGGGCACCAAAAGCAAGCCCAAGACGACCGTTCAGAGAAAGCGCTTTTGTCGGCACGTTCAGCACGTCAGCCAGGTCATGCAGCGAGTCATAAGCCCGGTTCAAATCAGCCTGACGACGCGGACCTTCCACATAATTACCAAACTGCACACCACGAAAACCAAACGCATCACTGAACTGCTCCGGCGAAACATCCCCCTTGCGGCGTTCTGGTCCGGTACGATCGCGGTTGGTGGCGTTACGCTGCTCCTCACGCGAGACTTCACGCAGCGCCTTCACTTGATTAACCAGCTCGTCACGATGTGTGCGCACATAATCATGTGCATCACGGGCAGACTCAAAACCGCCCTTCAGTTTCTGCCTGTTTTTGCCATAACCGATAAAAATGTCGCCACTGGCCTTATGCCGGTACACGTCAAAGGTTATTCTGTCATCAGCAGAGGTTGCTGGCGTTTCCCTTTCTCTGGAGCCTTGTTCATCGAAATATGCTTTCGCCTTTTTCAGTAACTCATCCCGGCTTTCCGAGAAAAAGAGGTCGCGCCCCTTGCTATCACGAAGCGAATACATCATTTGCGGCGGATCGTAACGTTTTCCCCCGACAAACGAATAAACACCGGACCTGACACGATAGCCGGATGCTTTATCAATCTGCGATGCAGAAAGCGTACGGAGCAGTTTCCAGGTATCCGACATGCTCCGTAACCCCGACTTATTGTCCATCATATCAGCCAGTTTCGCTGCCGGAATTTTCCCCTCCAGCATACCGGCAGTAGCTTCGCGACCGCTTTTAACAATGCTGATCCATTTCTGCATGTTACGGCTTGTTCTGGTGGGAATTTCACTGCGATACAACGCCATCATTGCCAGCGTGTCACTATCCACACCTTCTTTTTCCAGACGGGCATAATCCGGCTTTGGAAACAGTTTGCTCAGTGGTTGTGTCGCGTACTCCCCATCCTCCAGCGTTTTACCCATAGCTTCAGCAAGCTGCGCATAACGGTGTTTTGCCGCGCCCTTAATCTCCTCGCCAAAGTCTTCAATTTTCGCACCACGCGCCTGCTGGTGAGTGCTCGGTTTATCTACCGGCACCGGCACCTCAGTATCCGGAACATCGGTTATGGTCTGGCGATTATCCCCGGTCTGTCTGCGTGCTTCTGCCTGCTGTGCCAGTTCCGGAAGGGAGTCACGAACTATACGAGGGAGTGATTCAGGCTGTGGCATATCAACCCCACGCTGACTTTCAGGTGCAGGAAGTCCTTCACGCACTGGTGCTGTGGCGTTCTGCTCATCCGGTGACGGCAGACCACGACGAACCGGTTCGCCCTCCAGAATTTCCCCCTGGCGACCAGCGGCATTTTCCGGTGCCTGCGCACGTCCTTTCTGGAAACTCTGGCCCTTCACCTCACCGGTTGTGGTAAAACGACCACCACGTCCGGCCTGATTTTCATCCGGCGTACGCGCCACTTCTCCCGGTAACGGATATCCCTGTCCGGGATGAATATCGCCGGGAGCGGGAAGGCGTGGACGCTCAGTTAACTCCTGTGCTGTCGGACCGGCATCACCTTCAGCCATCTGGGAACGCACCAGTTCTTCCGCCGTCGGCGCGTTGCCACGGGCAAGACGGGCCTGCACTTCTGTATCATCCCCCGTAAAACCACGGAATCGCGGGTCACGCATGAACGCGGGCTGTTCCATCGGATCAGCATCAGTAATACGCTCTCCGTCAGCCAGAGTGTTAATGGTCTCCGTTGCCACATCTTCAGAGAACGCAGGATTATCCATTTCTACGGCATACTGATTCTCGCCTTTCTTCACTACGGACGGTTTCACGCCGGTGGCGCTGGCATTGAGGAAAACGTCGCTCCCCAGAGCACTTTTTTCATCCGTGAAATAACTGTTGTCCGGACGCACCTTTTCAATGCGTTCTGCTGGTCTGGACGCACCACTCCCGTTAATTTCAATACGAACTTCATCCGGATCGCGGAACCGCACCGTCGGGTAAATACTCCCGTCGCCATCATCCGCATTTTCCGGCTGTGGCTGTGCCTCCGGTCTGGCCTCCTGCTGAGGGCGAAGCACATCACGGATAGCCTGTAACTGCTGCTCTTCAGTATCAGTACGCCCTTCCTTCAGGCTGAGTTTTCGGTATTCCTCAAGCAGTTCAGGGCGCGGCTTCGCCTTCAGCTCATCCATCACCGCCTGTCGCTTCGCCTGTTCATCCAGTTCATTCAACAGCTGGCTGGCGGCTTCCCGGCGATGAACGGCAGACGTGTCTCCCTCATGCGCCATATCCGCATCAGCATACTGTTCCAGAAGCTGCTCGCGATTCATCCCCTGCATGGATTCACGGTGCTGCGCCACCGGATCAACCGGTTCGGGTTGCGGGGCCGCTTCGCCCTGCTGCACGGTTTCAGCATCACGCATGGCGGTTTCTTCTGCGGCCTGACGTCTGCCACGATATCCGGCAACCGCACCGAATGGAGCCCCCATCGCAGCACCAAGAGTACCACCTTCGATCGTTGCGTCAGCCACGCCCTCCCACGGTGACACATCCATTCCGGCGGTATCACGCAGTGCCATGTTTTCCTGATAGCGTGAATAGCCGCCCTGCGCCGCATTAATCGCCCCCTGTTCAGTGGCGTTTCTGATCATGCCGCTTTTAACGGTATTCGCCGTGCCCCGCATCGCCAGATTAAGCAACTGAGCATCGCCCAGTTTTGCCGCCATGGCATTCACAGCCAGCAATTCAGGATCTGTTGCCAGCTGCGCGCGCACCTCATCGGCAACACGCTCTTTTGCCAGATCCATTTTCTGGCGATCAGTAAGCTGTGCGTGCTGCGGATCGGCGTCAATGGACAAAAACGTCTGCTGAAATTTCGGTGACTGCGCCAGCTCAGAGTAATCCGCATTAAGAACAGCATCTGCTGCCGCCATTGCACTCTGCCCCTGTGCACTGGCTGTGGAATGGGTGATCAGGCCCGCCTGGAATAAATCCGGCATTTTTTTATCGACAGCTTCTGCTGCCAGTGCCGTGGCTCTTTCCGGCTGCATCCCTGCCGCGATGTATTTTTTCTCCAGCCCGGCGGTCAGCGTTTTTCGCAATGTGACATCACCCACCTTTTTAGCCACACCGCCAGCAACCATATCAGGTACAAGGGCACCAATCAGGTTTACGCCCTTCGCCACCCAGACCGCAGAATCATCATAGCCTTCGGTCATCGGCGTATTCAGCGCACGCAGAGCACCCGGAGACATCTTACTGGTCAGCCATTCATCCGAGGATTTAGCGCCGTCACTGACAGCCTTACCGGTGACCTTCAGACCTTTACCGACAGTATCTGTAACCGCGTTTTTGCCATCAGGCAGGGTATCGATGACCTCATCAGCCCCCCTGCTGCCACCGGCAAAAATATCCTGCACAGTTGCGACACCCGGCAGCCCCATACGGCTGAACTCATTTAAAATACGCGCCCCTGTTTTTACCGGGCTCTGAATCATCGCATCACCGAGTCCACGGGCCATTTCCCCTGTTCCCCGGACGGACCGGGCGAAACCTTTACCCATTGTTGGCAATACATCGCCCAGGCTGAACGACGTACTGTTATCCTTCCAGCGATTTGAATCAGAGAAAAATGCTTCATAGCTGTCAGTTTCGCCGGGTTGCTGAATGTTCAGGCTGTTACGATTCTGGTTACCGAGTTGCGCCTCAGGACGCTGTTCCTCTGAATAGGCCATACAGACTCCATAAAAAAACCCGGCACAATGGCCGGGCATCAGGAAATGGTATTAATGGAATATCGTGAATTACTGGGCGTAATTCTGTTTCAGTCCACGGATAAACTGAGATGCAGATGAAGCACTTTCATCTCTGGCCTGTTCCCCCCTGGCCTTTTGAATACGGAGAAAATTCGCATACCCGTTCTCCAGCAATTTCTGATTCTGAGGTTCCAGCATTTCAGGCTGACGGGCCGCTACATTTCTGGCAAATGACAGCTTATCAGGATCATCTCCCGCCCAGTTGATAACCTGTTGCTGAAGTTTTTGTTGCTGAATTTTCTGTTGATGCGGTTGTGAACCAGTCGCAGCATAATATTCATCCACCGCAGCCTGAGCATTACCGCCATTCTTAATCGCGTCCGCCGCTACGTTGCTGGCCCCCTTCTGAAGCTCTTTCAGAGAAAGTCCCTGCTGCTTCGGCATAAAATAACCATAATTTTTCGATATCTCTGCAAATTTGCTGCGATCCCTGACCTGAGCGATAGCCTTATCAACGGGTATCGCCAGCACGGTTTGATCATCAGGGTGCGCACTGCCGTATTCTGTTACAGGTTTATGCGCGGTGGAGCCATCGCTGTATGTGAGATCAAGGCCAATAAGTACGTACCCTTCCTGCTGCGCCGGTACGATACTGCCAATCCTGGCCTCTTTTATCGTTTTTTCCCCGGTTGAATCAGGCATGCCAATACGCTGTTGTAGTTCCGGGGCAAACACGCCGGAAAGCACATCGAGATTTTCCGGGGTATTCAGCGAATCGATCGCCCTGTCCGGCTTATCATCAAAGATTTTCTGCAGGTTGTTCACGGCCTGACCCGCCTTCGCAGCATAGCCTTCCGTTGATATTATTTTAATGGGGTTGGCATCCGATAATTTTCCGAACAGACGAGAGGCCGCATCATGGTCACCTGCATCAATCGCTTTTCCCAGCGCCACCATCACCGACTGATCACGTGCCAGCATATCGTTATACTCAAGCCGTCGCTGGTTGTATTTCTGCAACTGGAGTCGTTGCTGTTCCATCCCCAGCGACGCATTCCGGTAATTCTGGTTGGCGTTAAACTCCCTTTCCTGCAGTGCGTAATTGCGGTCATCAACTTTGGCTCTGTAATCAAAGTTCCGCTGATCAACGTCTTTATTATGTTCAAACTGAGACTGCGCAAATTCAAAATCGCGCTCGTTATTTTTCTGTTGCTGAGCAAGCTGTGCTTCTCGCAAACCAAGCTCCTTACGACGGGTCATTGCCTGGTCAACAGTGCTGAATCCGGCAAGTAACCCCTGTGCAAATCCGCTCATTCACCACTCCTTAAAACAAAGAACCAGCAATGCCGCCAATTACTGCACCAGCAACAGCGCCAACAGGACCACCAACGGATGCGCCAATAGCCGCCCCCGTACCAATGCCCGTACCGATATTCTGCTTGTTCTGCGCTTTCTGTTGCGCCGCCATCTGTTTGTTCGCAGCCTCAATTTCTTCACGTCGTCGGTCTGCGTCACTTATTCCCTGTAATGCCTCACGCCGTGACTGATTCGCAATATCCAGTAAGCCGTACCCCATATCTTCCCCCTTACGCTGTCATCATTTGACCGCCAACACTCAGTTGTTGTCTTGCAGGTGCAGAAGCCCCCGTCAGTATGTTCATCTGGCGATCCTGCTCTGCTTCACGGATACCATTTTTCGCGCCAGCAATTGCCAGAGCATTACGCAAACCCAGTGTGTTACTGTTGGGATTATCCGGACGATTTACCCCGTATCTCGCCATCTGGTTATCCTGTGCCATCTGCGCTGTACGGAGACTGGAAGTGGCAAGGCCGCCCACCCGGGCAAGCTGTGCATTCATCAGGCTGTTGTTCTCACCAAGGTCAGCCAGCCTTGCCACGCGGGGCAAATATCTGGTTCGCCAGTCGTCGTATTGTTGGCGTGTCAGCGCTGCTGACGTCTGCCAGTCACCCTGTGGGCGGTCTGCTCCTGAATAACCAGCCCTTGCGAGAGTTTCGTATTTGCCATACTCCATAATTACAGTCTCCAGTTCTGAGCCTGACTCTGAATAGCGTTAGCGCCGGTGTCTGGCGTTTTAGAACCTCCACTTCCGCTACCGCCAGCCTTATGCATTGCATAAGCCCCAACCGCCCCCAGACCAGCGCCAACAAGAGAGGCCCGCCCCTGTTGTTTTGTAAACGCCGCCTGTGCATCTGATTTGGCTTTTGCCAGACTGCTGTCTGCCAGAGAGTTAAAACTCTGTAACGCATCGGCCTTCTGACCGGAACCGAGAGCCGCAACATCCTGTAGCCCGGCAATATATTTATCTGCCTGCGATACCTGCCCCCGTGTGGTCGTGTCAATCTGCCCGGTCACCTGGTCGCTTTGATTTGCATCCATTACCGCATTAAAACGACCACTGGATGGGTCAACGCCGGACTGAGCAAGATTACCCGCAAGCTCCCTTCGCGTTTCACCAAACTGTTTCTGATATCCCAGATTTGTTGTACCGGCGATATTGTCGTACTGCTGCTCACTGTTAAGGTCATCGACCTTTTCCATGAAGTTATCTTCTGCCGGACGGAGAATATTTTTGTAATCCTGCCACCCTTTCCAGGCCACCTCTTCCTGTGCTATTTGCGCTGCTGTTGGTTTTACTTTGGTATCACCACCGCCTTTTTTTCCGCCCATTATGGCTCCTCAGATAACAAAAAACCCTGCCGGGGCAGGGTCAGAATGTGAAGTGCAATGTTGGTTTACACACGATGATGAATACAGTGGCAGTCAGACCGCTATCCTGAACACCATGAAGCCATCCTCATCATCCGGCATTCGCTCAAAGCCCAGACGTTTTCCCAGCCGGATAAATCCCCGCCTTGCCGTGTGGAATTCAGCCCAGCGTCCGCCAGCCAGACTGGTTAATGTCTTCACCTCCGGCAGATAACGCTCAACACCGGCACTCCCCGTACACACACCCAGCAACACCAGAACATAAGGGATACCGTCGTCACTGAGCACAGAACGCAGCACCAGAAAACCATCCGGTGCCTCAAAGCAAAACGCCTGCTTTTTAAGGCAGGCGTCTTTAACTTCATTCATAAATTCAGGGTTGCGGGAATTTCTCACAACACGCTGCATATACCGGAGAATTTTGTCGTCCATTCTCTCACCAGAAACGGGTGCCATATCGGCTGAACCTCAGCAACCAGTTGACGGGGACTTTCGTCCCCGTCGAGGTTTCTTACTGTTTACACTGCAAGAACGCCGCAAATTGTGACCACATGATGTTAAGCCTGAACTCACAGTGTGAGTTGTGTATCATCCAGACAATCACCAAAATAGTTATGCATAAAATGCTGACTATGATCGTTTTTTGCGGCATAGCGCTTGACTCCTTTTACAGAGAGGCGCTAACCTTCTACTTGCTTAAGGTACGAAGTGTTAGGGCCTCGGGTTAACATTAAAGTTGACTCGGGGCCTTTCCACATCAGGCCTTCAGGTTCTCCCTCCAGCCATCAGCCGAAAGGCACCCGCGCATAATTTACGGTTTTTGCCCTGTACGGGCAATAAAAAACCCGCCATCACAGCGGGTAGTAAACGGTTACCGGATACAGGTCAGAATTTCAGGCCAATGCCAGCAGTAACTCCACTCGTACGCCAGTCACCAGAGCCGGAACCTTCGTAAGCCACATCCAGTGTAACACTCTCATTCAGGTTAAACTGTGCACCTGCAGCCCACGCCAGGGAAGTTTTTTTCGTGCTGTTGCTTTCAGAAAATCCGCCAGTACTGTTAACATTATCCTTAATTTTCAGGTCAGCGGTAACTTTAGCTACGCCCATCCCTGCCATCGCATATAAACTCATGTACTGATTAACCCGCCATGAAGGCCCCGCTAACAGACTCCAGTAATTCGCTCTGATATCCGTTCTGGCAGAAGCTGCCGGATTCTTAATCTTCCTGGTATGTTCGGCTGGCTGCACATCAATAAATGTCTGTGAGTTAGTGAGAGAACGCGTCCATGTAAAAGAGGTGATAACGCCAAAATCATCCGTTATCTCGTAGCGATACCTGATATTAATGCCCTGTGGATTATTATCCTTGCCTTCATATCCACTGACCCGACCATCTGTATATTCGCCCAATGAAGAGAAGTAGTTTCTGTTGACGAAATGGCTGAAAGTCTTCCTGTTATGAGCAGTCGCATCCTTTACAAAATCCTTCAGTCCCGGAAACTGAAAGTGCGCATACCCCAGAGAAATTGTATGCTCTACTTCTGCTGCATGTGCAGATAAATTTACACAGGCAATCCCGGAGATTGCACACACAACCAGTGTTGCTATACTCTTCATTTAAGATATCCTGTATTCAGATAACACGCTAAACTTTTTAATAATACATCTTTTTAGACATTTTAAATGAATATTAAAAACTCGCTTCAACTAATCATATACTGATGTATTAATAACCAGGACCTTATCTATATACGGCTTTCGAATATCCCATGTTGCACCACCGGAATAATGCTCACAGGAATATATTTTATTTCCTGTGGCGCCAGTGGATGTGGTATAAATCGGTCGGTCATAAGGAGTTCTTTTCCAGTTATAATACCCGACCAGTGCAGGCATGATTGCGCATGGATATCCAAGGTCCTTTTCAAATTTGATATCAACAGGTATTAACTTCGCGTCAAGCAGCATCATTTCGCCATGATAGATCATCTCACCGTCCGGGTTATACATGGCGATACCATACTCAGAAGGTGGAGTAACCATATTAGCGAAAGCATAAACCGTCGTAACACCAGGGTTCGTTCCCTTGACAATTACATGAAGCCTCAGGGCATGATATCCATCTATCTGTTCATGCGTGTACATGACATCAGCCTTCTTCTCTGTTCTGATAAAGAAAAAACAACTTTTATCAGATGGAATTGATGTTTTAAAAAAAGCCTTTTCAGTCGCCGGTATGGTGCCTTTATTGATCAGGCATTGAGGTGTAAACCCCGGACTGATCCACAAACTGCCATCTGGTTTCGTAATACTTAAACCATACATACAACTCACCCCCAGAATGTATAAATATATGACCCCATTCCCTGCTCAAGATTAGACCACGTCACCGTATTGCCATTAATGGTTATCTTCGGTACTTTCCGGTCCGCAAACACATTATTCCACGGAAATAATGAACAGACTGCCTGCAATGTTTTCCCTTCAGGTTTATTCGTATACGTTTTTGATCCAGACTCCGCCGTAAACCTGTCCAGGTAAAATATGGGGGTAAGCACGCCTGTCACATCAACATTATTTTTGTCATAAATTGAAAAACCGAATGCAGCCAATATCAGCCTCCCGTTCAGCTCAATCTTCCGATTCGTACAGCCAGTCTTCCGTTTTCATCATAAACTTCAATTTTATCATTGCGGATCACCAGCCCCACATTCTGATTAGAGTAACGAATGGTCAGTTGCCCCTGAGAAGTAACACTAAAAAGGCCACCAATATTCAGATTACCCTGAGAATCAACCTGAAAGTTCCCGTTCTGAATAACAGCACTGCGAATCACCGGCGAGGTGATACTTACCCCGGCCTTTACTTCATCCGCGACAATTTTCTGCGATACAAGCGTTTCAATCACCGCGTCAGAAATCATCGCTTTAGTAATCACGACTTTTCCGCCAGAAACTGCAAACGGATAGGCCGTGTTATCAGGATCGTTCGGGTCAAAGACAAACAACTGCGACGCGGATATTGCCACCTGACTTACCGCACCTCCGCTGCTGTCTTTTCCGGCAACAATGCCGATTCCGGCTGTCACCCCATCAGCTCCGGCTTTCTTTGACCACATGGACAGGAAAGCTTTACTGCCTCCTTCATCCAGTTTAGTGATTCGCTCATTAACTTCATTTAGCGATTCACTTGTTGATGAGTCCATATCGGTTATGCGGGTTTCCACGCCACCAATCGTTTTTAATGTCTCCTCCCTGAGATTACCCACAACCTCAGTGGTCTGCACGCCAGCTTCCTGTACTGCCCGCCCTTCGGCATCCTTAATTTCCTGCCGTAACTCCTCCACAACAGGAGAATTCGCCGCTTCTTCCTTGATCTGGTCAATCAGCGCCTGAACAGAAATTTGTGTCTGTGCAGCAACACCACCGACAGCATGCCACGGTCCTTTAACGCCAGCAGCATTCACAAACCTGATCCAGTAAAATCCCGACCATCCCGGGTCAACCGGATCGCCGTAAACCTGCCCCGGTGTGGTGGCAACCAGCACGGCATCAGCAAGGTCGTCTTCCGTACCCCGCCAGACTTCAGTCAGTGAATGACCTCGATAATTGGGCATATCCCACTCAAGGAGAACCGAGCCAAATCCACCTGTCGCTTTAAAATTCAGCGGCTTCGGGGGGAAATCCACAACCATCAGGCTACTGTCTATCTCTACCCCCGGATTCAGGGCGTATGAGCCACCACCAGAAGCACGACGACGAGCCAGCTTCAGACCAACCAGTTCTTCACGGGTCACAAAGGCGTGACGTCCGTCACCACGCTGCCCTGTGCCAATCTCCATATTTTCCACAACCGCAGATAAATCCTTCCCTGCGCGCCACGGTTTTTTTGTCATATCGGTAGCTCCGACATTGATGTACTGAGTGTGATACGTTCAACCTGACCAAAACCGGAAACCAGTACCTGCCAGTTTTGCCCGGTTGCAGCAGGTAATCTCACCACGCTTCCCGAAAGGCTTCCCGGAGCAAGGTGAATCACCGGAACATCATCAGCCAGCACTGTAATGCCCACCCGCTCTGGCGTCGGAGACTTCACCCTGAGACAGGAAAACGAGGTTCTTTCCGGAAGGGAAAAGACTTTCGAATGCCATCGTATTAATGACGGCAATCTTCCACCGGCCATCGCAGACATGTTTTGCCCTGAGACTACACGCATAACATCGTTAACCAGATCAACACATGCGCAGTCAAAAGGTGTGCTCAGGTGCCGGATTGAACCGCCCCGGGTTTCCTGGAGAGTGTTTTATCTGTGAACTCAGGCTGCCAGATCATCGTTTCCGATGGAAGCATAATAAGCTTTTTCTGCTTCTGCCGGAGGAGTATGGCCCAGCCTTCCCAGCAATCGTCGATTGTTATACCAGTCCACCCACGTGAGTGTGGCCAGTTCCACTTCTGCACGGTTTTTCCAGCTCTTACGGTGTATTACCTCCGCTTTGTAAAGACCATTGATGC